TTAACAAGGAGTAGACATGGACTTGACAGTGTCTTTGACGGCAGATCAATACGCTCGCTACAAGGCGGCGTTCAAGAAGTTGCATCAGATGGAGGATGATCCCACTGACGAGCAGCTTGTGTCCCAACTCAAGCGTGAGGCTGCGGCGATCACCTACGCAGCAGAAACCAAGCCCGGTGAAGACGAAGGATGGAAGTTCTAAGGGCAAGCCACCGGCCCATGACGGTGGTAAGTAAGGAGAACCGAGATGGGAAACAACAAAGACCCCCAGATCGTGACGATTGATGGAACCGAGTACGACGCGAACACGTTCACTGAACAGCAGAAGATGCTGCTAGAGCACTGCGTGGACTTGGAGCGAAAGATTGGTTCTTGCCGCTTCCAGTTGGATCAGTTGAACGTAGGCAAAGATGCGTTTCTGACGCTTCTGAAGCAGTCGCTGGCTCCAAAGAGCGAGACGGAGTAAATAGGTCTCCGTGAGGGTTTGCCATGACGTATGAAGGACCGGAAAGGCGGGGCTCAGCAATCACAGAGGACAAAGTGGCTCTGATGATTGAGCGTGCAGTAGGTACAGCGTTGCGGACTCATGAGCAGCATCTGCTGTTGCACATGGACAAGCAGTTTGAAGAACTTAAAAGCACGTTTGCCCAGGCTTTTCCTGGAGGCGACCCTCACGGCCACCGTATTGCTCACGAGAAGGCGATAAAGAACGCTACAGGCTGGGACAAGATCAAAGCTGACGTAGTGGGCAAGTTCCTCACTGGAGGCCTTTGGGTGGCCGCTGGATGGTTGCTGTTCTCGGTCTGGGAGTCGTTTAAGCATGAGGTGCGTAAATGACGACTTATGACGGTGAAGATCGCCGTCAATCGGCCACCGATGATCACATCAAACTCATGATCGCAGAGATCACATCGTCTTTGCTCAAAGATCAAAAGCTGCACATCACCACTTATGTGGACAAGCGCATCGCGGCGACTGAAGAGAAGTTTGCCGACCGTCACGGCATGTTGATTGAGCGGGTTAAGAAGACCGAGACCCATTGCGAAGACCACGGGCAGTCGCTGCACCGGATTGATCGCAAGGTGGAGATGTGGGTCAACCGAGGCGTCGGCGTCTGGGCTTTGGCGATTACGCTGTTTGCGCTGCTGGAGTACGGATCTAAACTGATGGGGCGATGATGGCTTGGTCAGACGTACTGAAGGCGATTATTCCCATCGTGGTGGCTGCGCTGGCGTGGCTGCTGGGTCAGGTGGCTTCGTTTTCTGAGCGTCTGACCAAGATCGAAGGGCAGATGCCTGCGCTCATCACGAAAGAGGGCGTACCCACCGACAGTCCGATCAGCGCACAGAAGCGGGTCGAGCAGAAAGAGCAGTTGATGAACCACATCAACGACCTGCAAGTCAAAGTCCGACTTCTTGAAGAGCGCGAACGTATCAAAGGAGCCAAGTAATGCCAATCCCAGCACTGTTAGCGCCCCTGCTAAGCCAGGGGCTTTCTCTTTTGGGGAACGCGGTTCTTGCTAAGGGCAAAGACTGGGTGGAAACCAAGACCGGGGTCAAGCTGGATCAACCGCTGTCGGCCGAAGACACGGCCAAGCTCCGCCAGTTTGAGATGGAGCACGAGGAAGAGTTGTTGAAGTTGCGCCTGGAGGATAAGAAGCTCGACATTGCAGAGCTTCAAGCGCACATGGACAACACCAAAGATGCTCGCGGAATGCAGAAGGCGGCTATCCAAAGCGAAGACCCTTTTGTGCGGCGATTCATCTATTACTACGCTATCTTTTGGAGTGCCTGTTCTGCCGCTTATATTGGGTTCATCACGTTCGGAGCCATCCCAGAGCAGAACGTGAGGTTCGCTGACACGATACTAGGGTTTATCCTGGGTACGTTGGTGGCTACGATTGTTCAGTTCTTCTATGGCTCTTCCAAGGGAAGCCAAGACAAGACAGCGGCGCTGACCAAAGAGCTGGAGGACGGCAAATGAGCTTAGCCAAAGAACAAGCGGAGTTCTTGTTGGATGTGTGCAAGCTCATCCAGTACGCCAATAACCAGGGGTGGATGGTTACTGGAGGCGAGTTGTATCGAACTCCTGAGCAGCAGGAGATTTATTTGAAGACGGGCCGATCAAAGACGATGGCGAGTCTTCATTTGAAGCGCTGCGCGATTGATTTGAACTTCTTCAAAGACGGCAAGTTAGTCTGGGACAAGAGCCAGATTTCTCCTTTGGGTAAGTACTGGGAGAACCTGAACTCCAAGAATCGATGGGGTGGCAACTTCAAGTCTTTGGTGGATGTGCCTCACTTTGAGCGCAATGTTTGAGGTTGTCTGAAAGTATCTAGGAGCCTAGAATGAAGAAAGAGATTTGGGACAAGCCGCGGCCTAAGTCGCTAGGTGAGCCGAAGACCTTGAGTCCGAACCAGAAGAAGGCTGCCAAGGCGTTTGCTAAGCGGACGGGGACCAAGTACCCATCGTTGGTAGCCAATATGCAGGGTGCCAAGGCTAAGAAGGGGAACTGGTAATGCCTGTTGCTGCCGTAATGACCTACGACAGCTTGGTTGCTGACATCGAGTCATATCTCGAGCGTACCGACCAAGCGACGATCCAGAAGATCCCGACCTTCATCATGTTGGCCGAGCAAGTCATGGCGGCCGAACTGAAGTTCTTGGGCAATCTGACTGTTGCTACCAGCACGATGGTGCCTGGGCAAGCCACGGTAGACAAGCCGGCCCGGTGGCGCAAGACGGTGTCTATCAACGTCACGGTTGACGGCAAACGCCAGCCTGTGTTCCTGCGCAAGTATGAGTACCTTCGAGAGTACTGGCCGGATCCGGCTTTGACTGAAGTCCCGAAGTTCTACTGCGACTACGACTACACGCACTGGCTGATTGCTCCTACACCTGATCTGGCGTACAACTACGAAGTGCTGTACTACGAACGTGTGCAGCCTTTGGATTCGTCCAATCAGACGAACTGGTTCACGATCTATGCTCCCCAGGCGCTTCTGTATGGCTCTCTCTTGCAGGCCATGCCGTTCCTGAAAAACGATGAGCGCATCCCGATGTGGCAGCAGCAGTACATGCAGATCATGGAAGTGCTGAAGGTCGAGGATGTGCTTCGTATTGGGGATCGGCAATCTGTGGCGAAGGACAGTTAAATGAGCTTCAATTCCCCCTTCACCGGCAACGTCATCCAGCCGACTGACGTTTCGTACCGCTCTATTACGCTGTCGGCGAACACGACGCTTGAATGGCCGATTAACGGTAACGCAACAGACGACTACGCTGCGCGGATCATGAACGTCACTGCCACTGTTGGCAGTTTGACGCTTCGTATGCCGCCTGCTAATCAAGCGTCTGTAGGCCAAGATGCGCTGATCAGAAACGTCGGATCGGACACCTTCACGGTAGCGGATTACGACGGCAACACGATCATCACGATCGCTGCAGGCCAGTCTCGGTACATCTACATCACCACAAACGCGAACACTGCGGGAACGTGGTCAAACATCTCGTTTGGCACTGGTACTTCAAGCGCGGATGCGGCTACTCTTGCTGGCTTTGGATTAACCGCACTTGGCTCGACTCTCAATAGCGCTCATGTAGTTACGACTTTTTCGAGTAACTACACGACTGTTGCGGCAGATCGGGCGAAAACACTTGTATGGACTGCAGGCGCTGGAACGCTAACGCTTACTTCTGCGGGAACTCTGGCAAACAACTGGTTTGTTCTAGTAAGAAATAACGGAACGGGCACGTTGAACGTCGCTCCTAGTGGTGGGCAGTTGATTAACGGGACATCGTCACTTGACCTTCAGCCTGCAGATTCGGCAATCATTTGCTGTTCTGGGAGTGCGTTCTTTACTGTTGGAGTTGGCAAGTCTACAAACTTTAACTTCACACAGAACACAAAGGCGGTTGTCACTGGAACTTATACATTGACGGCTGCTGAAGCCGCCAATCCCATTCAAAAGTTCACCGGGACGTTGACTGGCAACGTAACGATTGAAGTGCCGCAGACGATTGCGGTTTATTACGTTACGAACCAAACGGACGGAACGATTGCCGGTTACACCGTGACGCTAGAGACAGGCGTTAGCGGAGGTGCATCTGCGATTGTCCAGCCTAACGAACAGGCGATTCTGATTTGTGACTCGGTCAATCTGTTCAACGCATCCACGGTGGTGTCAGGCGGTACAGCCTTTACGCTGGTGGACGGATCAGTAGGTAGCCCATCGTTGTCGTTTGCCTCTGAGACATCTACTGGTGTGTATAGACCCGCTGCCGGTCAGTTTGGGATCTCCATCTTGGGCAATCAAGTGGCGTTGGTAGAAGCCACGGGTCTTGAGGTCACAGGTTCAGGGAACTTCACATCAGGCATATCGGCCGGGGTGTTCTGATGACTCAAAAGGTCTTCGCTCTTGATACGCAATCAGGCATCCAGCGGGATGGAACGCTATTCGATAAGCAGTTCTACACGGATGGCAAGTGGGTGAGGTTCCAGCGTGGGCGTCCTAGAAAGATAGGCGGCTACCGAGTTATTTCCGATCAGATCAATGGCCCATCTCGAGGCATTTGGGTTAACGCTCAAAACGCCTTCAACTACATTTTCAGTGGCTATAGCGACGGCCTGCAAGAGCTTGTCGTTGACGACAACGGAATCGGTGCGGGTGTTACCGAGCTGACGCTGTCGAACTTCACTGTTAGCCCTTTGAATCTGTGGCAGTTTGACGGGTTCTACGATGTGGGTGGAGGGGTAGCTTCAATAGTTGCTCATCCTGGTCAAAACCTTGCAGCGGTTGACAGCACGGCGAACACACCCGTACTCATCGGCAACATCAACGGAACCGCGCTGTCTCAAATTGGTGTTTTTACAGACACGGTGACGCTGAATGCGACTACGACTGCAGTTCTTGCTGCGTCAAACGTCAAGATTGGAGCGGGTCAAACTATCACGGGCACGAACATCCCATCAGGGACGACAGTTGTCTCCGTGTCTGGTGTGAACATCACGATGTCCCAGGCGGCAACGGGTTCTGGATCCGTGACGGCCACGTTCAACAACAACGTATCGGTGTCTGGCGGCGTGGTGGTTCTGCATCCGTACATCTTTGTGTACGGGAACAATGGATTGTTGAAGAACTGCTCGGCGGGGGATCCTGAAGACTGGGTGTCTGCCGATGCGAACGAGGTCAACGTAGCCACGGGAAAGATCGTTCAGGGTCTTCCGGTGCGAGGTGGCTCTAACAGCCCTTCTGGTCTCTTTTGGAGCCTGGATAGCGTGGTTCGGGTGTCCTACGCCCCGCAGTCACTTGGTGTGGCGGGAACCGCCAATTTTGCAGCTCCTACGTATTGGCGGTACGACATCATCTCCAGTCAAAGCTCGATCATGTCTTCGCAAAGCGTGATTGAGTATGACGGTGTGTACTACTGGTGCGGTGTAGATAGGTTCATGCTGTACAACGGGGTGGTCAAAGAGATCCCGAACGCCATGAACCAGAACTACTTCTTTGACAACCTGAACTACGCCCAAAGACAAAAGGTTTGGGCAACAAAAGTGCCTCGTTTTGGTGAGATTTGGTGGTTGTACCCTAAAGGTAACGCTATTGAATGCACTGATGCAATCATATTTAATGTGCGAGAAGGCACTTGGTATGACGCTGGCGAGGCTCTAGGGGCCAGAAGATCGGCAGGATACTTCTCTCAAGTGTTTGCTTACCCAGTGATGGCAGATTGGGAAGTATCTGAAGAGATAGAGGTTCTCAGTGTTAGTTCAAACGTGGTCAACGGTAGTGAGTTCATTTCTTATGACACTTACCACACCGAAATTGCTACATCGTTGATTGTTGATTCAACAAACATACCATCAGGAACTACAGTAGTTGGTATAGGGGCCAGTGGCATCAAGACGTTGGGTGCTATTACAGCGGGATCTGGGTATGTGAACAGCACATACACAGGCGTGGCACTGACTGGCGGCGCTGGTTTTAACGCAGAGGCGACTATCACGGTGGCCGGGGGTGTTGTAACCGCGGTCACGGTGACAAAAGTGGGCGTCAACTACGAAGTGAATGACTCATTGAGTGCGGATGCTGCGGATCTTGGGGGTTCTGGATCTGGTTTTGCTGTTTTGGTGTCGGCCATCTACGCTCAAGTGGTGGAGCTATCAGCGGCGGCTACAGGATCGGCTACGGAGACTGTGACGTATAGCACCGAACCTGGGTTAATTAAAGTGCTACAGCACGAGATTGGGACAGACTATGTCAACAAGCAAAGTGTTACAGCGATTGAAAGCTCGTTTGAGACAAATGACTTGGGTTGGGTATCTGGTGGCCCGTCTCAACCGGCTCCGGAAGGGGCGAACAGGTGGCTCAGGCTCGAGCGGGTCGAACCCGACTTCTTGATGACTGGGGAGATGAACCTATTCGTAACGGGTAGGCCCTATGCTCAGAGCCAAGACAGTACGACTGGCCCCTATACATTCGACTCAAATACGAACAAAATCGACATGAAAGAGCAGCGCCGGGAGCTTCGCTTAAAGTTCCAATCTAACGTGGTCGGTGGCAACTACCAGTTAGGTAAGGTGATCTTAAGTGCCGACATCGGTGACGTTCGTGGGTACTGATAGTGTCGAATCTTCTTGTCTACGACCCGAGGTATCACACGTTTGAGTCGTGGGCTTGCTTGATGTGCGAGCTATACGCGACGAACAACCTTGAGATACCCAACAAAGACACGGACTGGAAAGCCTGGGGAGACGGTCTGAGTGCGATCGGCTCCTTCAACCAAGAAGGCGTTCCTATGACGGACGAGTTTGATGACTGGCAAGACTGGGCCGCTGCGGTGATGAACGCAGTCAGTCAGATCAATAACCAGTAAAGCGTGAGCCAAGAATGAAAGTCGAGTATGTGCCGACTAACTTTGTCCACCAACAGTGGGACACGGTGGCGAAATTCTTAGCTGATGCTCTCAATCAAGGCGGCAGCGCAGAGATGACCCTTGATCAGCTAAGGGCTGACTTAGGTCAAAACAGAGCTTCTCTTTACAAAGTTACAAAAGAAGGCTTCATCATTGGAGCTACTTCAGTAGTATTTCAGAATCAACGCAACGCTCGTGTGGCGTTCATTAACGCCATGGGCGGAGAGTGGATCGCTACCGATGAAGGTTTTGAGCAATTCAAGACGTTGCTTAAAAGTGCTGGAGCTACGCATGTAGCGGCAGCGGGGCGCGATTCGATTGTGCGGCTGTCTGAAAAATTCGGTCTCAAAAAGAAGTACACCGTGTTTGAGGCGGCTCTATGAGAAGAAATAGCCTCTGGGCGCTTGACATACCAGACCTCCATCCGCTTGGGTTCCAACATTGCGGCAACAGGAAAATCCGTCTGTATGAGGGCGGAGATGGCGGTGGTGGTGGCGGGGGTGAGACAGGCCCAGGCGGTACGGATGTAAGCGCAGAAAACACGGCTGATTACGCAGATTCAAATGTCGGTGATGCGGCTATAGCAGCAGCCGATGCAGCGGCGGCAGCGCAAGCTGCTGCAGACGCCCAAGCTGCGTACGAAGCCGCTCAATCTGCCGCTTATGCGCAAGCAGCGTACGAAGCAGCTCTTGCAGAGCAGGCGGCGGCAGCGGCGGCTGCGGCGGCTGAAGCGCAAGCTGCATCAGACGCTCAAGCTGCATATGAGGCGGCTCAAGCTCAGGCGGCATATGAAGCGGCGCAGGCACAAGCTGCTTATGAGGCCGCTCAAGCGCAAGCCTATGCCCAAGCTGCATATCAAGCGGCGCAAGCAGAAGCGGCGGCCGCAGCGGCAGCACAAGCCCAAGCAGCAGCGGCGGCCCAAGCTCAAGCAGAGGCCGAAGCGCAAGCTCAAGCTCAGGCCGCTTACGAGGCCGCTCAAGCGCAAGCCCTGGCCGAAGCCCAAGCACAGGCTCAAGCTCAAGCTCAAGCGCAACAAGCAGCAGAACAGCAAGCTGCTGCACAACAAGCCGCTGAGGTTGCTGTTAATGATATCGCGGCGTTTGGCTTGTCTCTGCCAGATACAGCAGGTCTAAGCGGAACAACAGGGCAACCGGCGACCGATGTCAATGTGATGCAACTGGTGGACCTTGCGTTGCAACAGAACGTCAGCACGTTTTCTGAAATGCAAACGGCAGCCGGAGTATTGCAGTCGTTGTCAGCAGCAGGATATGGCAACCTAGAAGGAATAAACCCAAACAACCCGACTCAATCAATCAATGAGCTTATTGCGTCATTTAACACGCACAGCTTCTTGAATGAAAACATATCCAACATTATGGGAGCTTTGGGCGGCCCTGTGGTTGGCACTGTAGTATCAGTCGCCAACTCATTAGCTCAAGGTAAGTCTCCAACGTCAATAGTTGGGCACATAGCGTTATCAATACTTGGCTCAGTAATAACAAACACTACTGGTGTTCGAGTATCTGCGTCTAATATTGAAAAGGCGGCTGAGGGCAAGATTGGTCAGGCAGCGTTTGGTATAGCGGTAGGCGCTGTATCAGAAAAGACTGGTTTGTCTTTCGATGCGGTGCAGGCGGCGCTATCTGGGAACTTGGGCTCCGCGGTAGCAAACACGATTATTGGATCTGTACTTGCTGAAACGGCGGCGGCTTTTGCGGGGCCGTTGGGTCCAGTTGTAGCGTCGGCGCTTGGTGGCAGAGGCGCATTCGGGCAAGGGTCCAGAGCGATAACTGATGCGTTGAACAATAACGCCGTAATATCAGCCATTAACAACGTAACGAGCGGCATCAATCAAACGATCAACAGTGCAAATATTGGCGTTCCAGGAGGGGCGACCAATGTCACTAATGCAATCAACACAGGTCAAGTAGACGCTACACCGGCAACTGGAGTTGATGCTGCGGTATCCCAAGGCGAGCTTGCTTTAGCGCAAGCGCCGAGCGTTATAAGTTCAGGGAAGGCGTCCACCGGCAGTGGTTCGCCACTTTCTAGCAGCATCTGGAGTAACTTGTACAGCGACATGCAGGCGTTTCAGAAAAAGAAACAGCCACTGCCGCAAGAAAGCATTACACAAGAACAGCAAGTAACACAAGACCTGTTTACCGCAATTGACCAACTAGAGTCTCAAAAAGGCAAGCCTATTACAGAGCTGGAGGTCAAATATTTAATATATGCGGACAAGCCAATAGAGGTTGCAAATACTTTATATACAACGGAGAACGAAGCTCGTACGTTTTGGAGAAACATTTTTGGTGAAGAGCCAACCGAAGCCCAGTTGGGTCAGATGATTGGGCAGTATGAGTCAACAGCGAAGAACTTCGTTAAAGATCTGTCGGCTACGGATGCAAGCGAGCTTAACGCAATATTGAAGAGGACCGGGGCCGATAAGTTAAATCTGACGGCAGAGCAAAAAGCAAATCTGTTTGGGTTGTCCGAGCAGAAAGCGGAAGAAAAAGTTACGAGGCTCGCCCAAGCGGCCAACATCTTGGAAAGCCAGGGTGGGACGCTCAACCAGAATACGCTTGATTACTTATTCAAGAGCCAGAACCCTGTTGCGGACGCAAACGCTCTGTACACGACTGAAGCAGAAGCTAAAGACTTCTGGCGGCAAACCGTAGGGACGGAGCCGACCGCTAATGACCTGATGGATATGATTGGCCTGACCGAGTCTGCGGTCAAGACCCAGGTGGGCGATATCGCTTACGACAGAGCGAACGTCAGCTCTGACGAGCTTGATGCGTTTGTCAATCAGTACGGGCAAGGCAAGATCAGTCTGACTGATGCCGAGAAGATGGATTTGCTAGGACGTTCAGAGGCTGATGTAAAGAACGCAATTATCGGCAAGTACAACGAGTTTTTAGAGGACAAGAAGAGTACCGACGGCCAAGAGGCTATTGAACTTTGGAAGAAAGCGGGGCTGTCAGAAAGCGATCTGACGCAAGATCAGTTGCAGATGATGAGGCGAGGATCGGAGGCGGAGGCGGAGACGTATGCAAGGAATCTAGCTGACGTCAAGTCCGTGACCTATCAAGGCGATCCTGCGATGGATCAAGCCGCCACAGAAGCTGCGGCTAAGGCTTCGGGCTACAACAACTACACCTACGGCGGCAAAACATATCTAGTCAACGACAGAAACATTGCTGCCGCTTTTGATGGAGGTTTGCAGCAAGAGACCAACAAGCTAGTCCAGCGAGTGTTGGAGGCTAACGGTCTGTCAATGGCAGACATGACGCAGGAGCAAGTTGCGCAGATTCGCAACTCTGTTCATGCGGTATATGGAAATGATGTTAATCAAATTAAAGGCGCATCTGCGCAAGACTTTCTGACTGGAAGTACAAGATCACAGAAAGAGTTAACGGACGCAATTAACAATCGAGACTACTCTCGAGTAGTAGTTAACCGAGCGGCTCCAGCTATTGATGAGATCAAGGATGGCCTGTCTCAAGCCGAACGTGAAGAGATCTCGGCTTTGTCTGGTGTAAGGTTGGCAAACAGCAAGGAAGCCTTTGAAGATAACAGTGCCACGCAAATAATTCTATCGAATGGCCGTGTTGCCTACGTTATAAACAAAGAAGGCGGAGAGGGCGGTCTTAATGGCATATTTGAAGATTTGGACTTGCTTCGTCAACAGCAGCAGTTGTCTCCAGAGGACCCAAGATCTGCAGATCCTCTGTTGTATTTAGAAGCTGTATCTAAACTTGATCCGAACAAGTCAACGATCGGCGATTCACTTATTGATACATCGAAGTATCTGGTTAACTTCATCAACTCAAGCAACCTTACGCAAGGTCAAAAGCAGGGGTTGACGGATGCAGTATCGGTGACATTGCAGGGGTCTGGTGAGCTTGTCCAGCTATTTAGCGACGCCGCGTTTGCTACGGGCTTAGTCACTAGAGAGAACGCTGGTTATGTGGCCGCCAAGAAAGTTGCTGAGTATGGGGCAAGCATTCAGTCTGCTAGCACTCAACAACAAGAAGAGAACATTAAAAAGGCCATTTCTGATGCTCGGGGTGTCTGGGGAACGTTAGGCGCTACGGTCAAAGCAATTGCGAACAATCCTGCAGGCGCTCTTACGATGGTTGGTAAGGAGGGCGTGCAGGAAGGTCCGCTGTTCTTAGCGTCTGGTGGTCTTGGAAGGCTGGCTCTTGGGCTTGCCGGGAAGGGGCTTGCCTATGCTACAGCCACAGGCAGCAACGTATTTTTGAACGGCGCTGAGTCGTTTGGTGCCAACTTTGGCGAGACCTACGACAACGTCCGAAAACAAGGCGGGTCGCACGAACAGGCAATGACTCAAGGCCAGAAAGCTGGCGCTCAGGCAGCGTTGGCATCAGGCTTATTGGCGGGGGTGGCTGACAAAGCTCTACTTAAGACGTTCATGGGTGATGTTGGGAAAGTCACGCTCCCGCAATTCACCGGCATGGCCGCAAAACAGTATGCGGAAGGATGGGGTAGCGAGTTCGTAGAAAACGCTGCCATGCAGTACAACTCTTACGGGAAAGTTGACTTTCAACAGGCGCGTAATGCTGGAGCTATTGGTGGCATCTTAGAGATGGGTGTCGGAACAGGTCTTATGGCTCCCGAGGTGTTGAGCCAAAACCTTCCTGTAGCAAAAGATTTGAATGGGAATGTAGTCACGCTCAGCGAGTACATGAGCGGGACCAAACAAGTTCAGCCCGGATCGTTCAATATGGATGCGATCACGGTACCTGTAGGTGATGCACAGGTTACGCTTGGTGATCTAAACCGTGTTGCTGATGTAGCAACGTCAGACCCTAACTTTAGTCTTGCAACATACAAAACCAATTTAGACAATCTTGCAGATGCAGGCTATGACGATGCAAACATCGGCAATATTGCTTTGACTGTTACTGCAGCGCCGAATGCGCAAACGCTAACCTCAAACTTGCAAAGCCTTGGGCTTGAGGGCGCTGATCTTGCAACAGCGGTTGATGTCAAGTTTGATTCGGCGGCAGTCACGCCTCAAGAAGCTCAGCAGGCGTTTAGCCAGTACGGCTATTTCAATCCTGATCAACAGATGATCCAGTCTTTTGTAGGTGTTGGAAGTGATGCCAACCTACAGAGCGCGGTGGCTGACTATGTGGACCGCAACTACCTTGACATCCAAGAAGTCAAAGATGCTGCGGCGCAACAAGGTGTGACGCTGACTGACGAGCAGGCCCAGCAATACGTTAAGCAAGCAGAGGAAGCAGCGGGCCTGCAGCAAGTACAGACCTCGGTAGATCCGTTGGCGATTACTAAGCAAGAGGCGATTGATAGCTTGATCAGAGCTGGCTACACGCCTGATCTTGCTGCTGCTGCCGCAGAGCAGTTTGTCGGCCAGTACGCCGAATCTGAACTTGAAGGTAGAACTCAGCCGTATGTTGCTGAAAGGCAAATCACGTTTGATGAAGCGAAGGCTATGCTTGAGGCGGCAGGATATAAGCCGTCTGATTCTGAAGTGAACTTGTTTGTCGCAACAGGCGCTGAGCCTCTTGCTGAACCGACAAGAGCGGCTATACAAGGTTATGTGGATCCTAGAACCGTAACCGCAGAAGAAGTACGTCAGGCATATCAACAACTGGGTTTAGAGGCTCCGACAGAGGCTGATGTAAATGCTTTGATTGGTCAGTATGCAGAAGCGGACTTGGCACAACGTGCAGAAAGTAATCTCCCTGTGGCAACCGTTAACGCTGTTCAACCTGCAATCACAGAGCTAGGTACACGAATTACTGACGCGGAAACACGAATCCGCGAGAAAGTGGACTCGTACATTTCCTCTGGCTTGGCAAGCGATGAGGCGCTGCAGGCGGCCATTGATGACGTTGCTGCCGATTTAGGTGTTACGAAGACCGATCTGCTTGCTGAGCTTGGAACGACTGAAGCCAAGATACGCGAGGACTTTGCTGCGCAGATTGGTGGCGTCCAAACGCAGATTGGCGATGTTGAGACTCGACTGACTAATGCTATCGCTGCTGCAGAAGCATCTGGTCTTTCTCGTGATCAAGCCATCCAGGCAGGGCTTGATGCGGTTGCCGCCGACCTGGGCGTCACGAAGACGGACTTGTTGGCCCAGATCGGTGAAACCGAGCAGACGCTGCGCGGAGAACTGGCGGAAACGGAGACGGAGCTTCGGGGTGAGATTACGGGCACTCAGAAAGCGATTCTTGACAAGGTCGCGGAGTATGAAGCCGCAGGCATCACTCGAGATGAAGCGCTGAATCGAGCGATTCAGGATGTCTCTACTCAGTTAGGGCAAACGGAAACTGACCTTCGTGGCGACATTGAGGCGGCTAAAGCGACCCTTGGCACGCAGATCACTGAGCAAGTAGGTGGGGCAGAGACTCGTCTGCAGCAGGCGATTGATGAGGCGATAGCGTCTGGGCAGAAGGGTGATCAAGCGCTGCAAACGGCCATTAACTCGGTAGCCACGGAGCTTGGTGTCACTAAGACTGACATCTTGACGCAGTTGGGCAAGACGGAGACCGATCTCCGTACTGAGTTTGGCACGCAACTGGGCGCCGTTACTGAGACCGTTGAAGACCTTGATACGCGCCTGAATACTCGGATTGACGAGCTGGTGGCTCAAGGTAAGACGCAGTACGACGCCACAAACCAAGCGCTGCGCGAGATCACGGCCGAGCAGCAGAGGCAAGGCACTGAAGCCGAAGAGTTTGAGCAGCGTGTATCTACTGGGTTTGAAGACATCGATACCCGTATTGGTGACTTGATGTCTCAAGGGAAGACTTACCAAGAGGCTACGAATCAAGCTCTTGGTGAGATGGGCGGACAACTGACGGCTCTGCAGGCTGCGCAAGCAGCAGAAGAACAGGCTCGTCAAGAGCAGGCGGCTCAACAGCGGGCAAGTGGATTGCGTACCCAGGCGGCCACGCTACTACCTGCTGTTGGTGCATTGGGCTTGGCAGGACTCGCGCCTCAACAGGCAGCCCCGGAAGAGAAAGCCCAGTTCATCAAGCCCTTCTTTACCGGCAAAGAGCAAGAGGCGTTTGTCAGCCCGCTGCAGCAGTTCTTGAAGAGCGTACAGCAAACAGACTACGCTCAGCCGGAACAAGAAGAGACGCAGCAAGACAGGTTGGATCAACAAGACGAGCTTCAGGAGCAAGAGATGCCGCAGAATTACTTCAACTACGGCCAGTCCAGTGACGTTGAAGATATGTTTATTCCCGGCCAAGGTATGGACGACTTCCTTGGGTTCCGCAGTGGTGGCCTTGTGCCCCCTCTGATGGCGATGGGGGGCACGGTGTATCACTCGGGCAAGCACCGTACCGATTACCGGCAAGGATCCGCAGTCACGGGACCTGGAGATGGGCAGTCTGACGACATTCCAGCCATGCTGGCCGACGGGGAATACGTGATCGATGCCGAGATCGTGGCCGCTTTAGGCAACGGATCAACGAAGGCGGGGTCCAAGATTCTTGACGACATGCGCAAGGCGATTCGGGCGCACAAGAGGTCTGGACCGCTCGGGAGTATTCCGCCAAAAGCAAAGTCTCCCTTGGAATATATCGCTGAGGGCGCGAAGATGAGAAAATTGAAGCCGCAAAGGAGTCAATGATGGCTATCACCCAAGGCGCTCCGCTGCCGGACATCACTCAGACGACGACTCGTACTGATACCGCGCCGGCTTACTACACGAAGTACCTCGAAGATCTTTCTGCCGCAGGGCAGGGGGCTCTACAGCGCCCGCCTGGAGAGCAGATCGCCGGGTATGACCCTTTGCAGACGCAAGGCTACGGCGCTCTGCCTACGGCGGCCACGGCGTATCAGCCTGGGCTGACGGCTGCGGGACAGACTGCTGCTACTGCTGCGCAGGGGTTGACTCCTGAGCGCATCTCTGCGCTGATGAACCCCTATCAGCAGCAAGTCGTCGATGAGATGGCTCGACTGAGCCAGCAGAACTTGCAGAGGAACCTACTGCCTGGGATCAAGGCGGGGTTTGTAGGGTCTGGCGGCTTGGGTGGTCAGCGTTACGCCGGAGCCCTAGGGCAGGCGATGGCCGATGTCCAGGCGAATCTGACAGGGCAACAGGCGGGTGCGCTGTCTAAGGGCTACAGCGAGGCGCTGAAGGCTGCTCTGGATGAAGCTCAGTTGCGAACCCAAACTGCGAGGACGCAGGCAGACATTGCTGGCGCTGAACAGCAACTCGGGTTGACGGGTGCTGGAGCGTTGACTAAGGGTGGAGCTGAGAGGCAGGCTTATGAACAGGCCCGGATTGATGCTCCGCTGAAGACGGCCTCTAACGTGGCGGCGCTGATGCGTGGCTACCAGTTGCCGATGCAGCAGCAAGAGCAGTTTGTGGGTCCGAAGGCTGGTCTGTACCAGACCTCTGACCTTGCGAACATTCTGGGTGTTCTGTCTACGCTTGGTGCGGTTCGTCAAGGGACGGCCGGCGATAAGTTAATGGACTGGGTTGGATCTGGGCTTGGTAGTTTGGTAGGGAAAGTTGGCTCCGCAGTGGGTGACATTTTCTCGGCTCCTCCTGAGCAAGTTCAGACGCCGTATCAGATTGAGGATTTGATGCCTTGAGAGGGGTGATTTGAATGGCTACAAAAGCTGCACCGCTGTCCGCTCTGGCAAGCGATCCTGAAAGCGCTGATCGTGCTCAGCAGGCCCTAGATCGTCTGTTGGCGTCTCTTGACGCTCGCAAAAAGCCTGCCTTTGACCCTACCCTTCTGGCACTGGCGGAGGGGTTCTTGGCTCCTACGCAGACCGGAGGGTTTGGTGAGTCGCTAGGTTCTGCTGCAGGCAAGCTGCGTTCCGCACAAGAGAAAGCAATCCAGCAGGAGCAAGAAGACGCCAAAGCCCGGTTTGAGGTTGAGCAGCGCAGAGCAGACTTGGCTCGGCAGCGCAAGATTATGGAAGGTTTTGCAAACGTCACCCCGGTTGACCTTTCTGAGCCGGCGGGCGTTGCTGGTGGTCAAGGTGGGCCTCAGGGTATCCAGTTATTCCCTGGAATGAAGAATGTTCCTACTGAATATGAATTCGTGCGGGAACAAGTTCTTGCGGGCTCAACACCTGTAAAAGCGCGTCTTGACTACGCAAAAATGATGGCCGACCTGAAGAAGGTCACTGAGGGCGGTACCACTGATCTTGTATCAGGACGGTTGTATCCAATTCCGTCGGCCGACGTAGTAAACAAGCAACTCTACGGATATAAAGGAACTTATCCGGTCACAAAGAGAGATGCAATTCAGCTTGACCAGTTTGCATCTGAAGGCAAGTGGGATGACTACGGAGCCCTTGCTAAGCGAATCGTCGAAGGGCCGGCAGCAGCACCTCCTAAGCCTGCTCAGCCTACTGCGCCGGCTGCGCCAATTAGTCTTGGCGCACCAAGAGAATTCCGATCAACTCCCGCTGAGCCGTCTGCGGTAACTCCGCAACCGACTGTCACTCCCGGTGTTGGTGCTGAACCGCCTGCTGCGGCTCGACCTGCAGGGACTGCTGCTCAACCTTCTGCAGTGGCTCCCGGTTTGTTGAGCCAAGAGGCGCAGGCGGCGCAAGCTAAAGAGGCAGAAGCTCGAGCATCCACGCTAGGCCAAGAGGCGGCCAAGCGGGAATCAGCTATGCCCGAGAAAGAAGATGCTGCGAGGCGGATGAACTTCGCTGCTCAGCAAGTAATGGATTTGACGAAGAAAAGCCCGAATGCGTTCGGCATCTTTGCTCGCCCAGGCCTGCTGAGTTCAGTCGGTGGATTGATCAACGAAGGTATTCGAGCCGGAACAACGAACATCGCATTAGGAGACTTCCAGTCGGCTGTCACTAAGGCGATGCCTGGGATCAAGCAGCAAGATCTGGACAACCTGACTCAGGCTGCTGGCTTGCTGGCTGAGATTGAGTTGACGTACACGCAGCTTTACTTGAAGGGCCAAGGCCAGATCACAGAA